TGCTAAGCTCGGTGATGCTGCTGTGCTCGCCGAAGATGACAGGCTGCTCAACGCGGAGACCGCCCGAGACCTTGACGAGGTTGCCAGCGGACTCGATGGCGCGGAAGAGGGGGTGCGAAAGGAAAGAGTTGTCAATCAGCTTGTCGCGCAGGAGCTGCAGCGTAGTGCTGATGACTGACTGAGGTGCGGCCAAGGTGGCCTCCCATAGCGGTTTGGATTCTTGCGAGTTCGGGGCGTGCTGCGGTCGTCGCAGTGCCGAAGGCGCAAGGCTCCGCAATGGGGTGGCCTTACAGTGCCGCTACTGTAGCACGGTGCTACCTACGGTGCATAGCCTGAGCCATTGCGAGAATATCCGCAGCACTCGCTTTGCGTAGGTCGCCCCGCTGCGGCTTGCCTCCGCTGCCCCCTCGCCTCGGTGTGCCGGTGCCCTTGAGCGCTGCCTCTTTAGCTGCCCGACGCTTGGCGCTTCGTGTCTCGCTCGCCTTGGCTGCATCGAGCTTTGCGCGCTTGCCTCGTGCTGCCCAGTAGGCCGTTTCGAGGTCGAGCGATTCGTTGCCCTCAAGCAGGTGCTGCACCTCGGAACGCAGGCCGGTGTCACTCTCGAAGTCGGGGTGTTCGGTGATAAAGGCTTTGTAGTTGTCCTGCGCAGCCATCTGCTCATACTCGGCTTGCATCGGTTCGAGCACTTGTTGCAGGCGCTTCGTCACCTCCTGCTCAATGCGCGCGTTGATACTGTCTTCGTTGAAGGGGTCGTACTCGGGCAGCTCTTCCCGAGTCGTCAGCGCCTTCTTGCCTCGCATGAGAGCTTCCCGCTCTCGCACGAAGTCCTTGCGCTGACTGCTAAGCTCTTGGGTCTTTCGGGTGTAGTCTGCGTGCATGCTGCGCATGAGCTTAGCGATGTCTGGGGGCACCGACTTCACAGCCTGTTCCCAGCTCAGCCCGCGCTTTCGTGGTGCCTCTCCTGGTGTGGCCTCTTCCACCTCGACTTCTGCGCCGTCGTCTTCCATTGCCGCCTGCATCGCTGCAAGCTCGGCATCGGGTGCGGCTTCGGGTGTCGGTGCCTCGGGGGCGGTTTGCGCTTGCACTTCGGCAAGCACCTGCTCGGCTACGCTCTCGTGTGACATGTTGTCCTCTCTATTGGATGAGCTTTACGGGTTGCCCGACTTGGCGATACCAACCGGGGTTCCAGCCTGGCGCCTTGATGAAGGCGACAGGACGGCCCAAGAAGGTAGCGCCAAGCTCGAGGACACTGACTCCTTGGATTCTGTTGACGAGGAAGGTGCGCCAACCGGGCAGACCGCCCGTTGCTGTCGCTGACTGAGGGTCAACGTAGAGGTGCAGATAGACGCGCCCGTTCGTGCCCTTCCAGATTGCATGGGGGTTTCCTACCCGCTGCCCCAGTGCGCCTGGTGTCCCCTCCGGTTGCCACTTGTCCTTGTAAAAGAAGGTGACGGGCTGCTTTCGCTCTATGGCCTGCACAAGGTTGCCCATCACTCCGCCCTCATAGGAGCGGTAGTAGGCTTGCTTGCGGGTCGTAGGGATGACGCTCTTGGGCCGCTTGCCGAAGCCGAAGAGCTGCGCGAGACGCAACCGGATGGACTTAAAGGCCATGGCTATCGCCGCATGCGCTGCGCAAAGTCAAACTCTTCCTCTTCCTCTTCCTCTTCTCCGTCGGGCTCGATGACGGTCTCTTCCTCCATGACTTCCTCTTCTACTGGAGCATCGAGGAACTCGGCAAAGGCCTTGTCGCTGGCGAGTTGGGTAAGCGCTGCGGTGATGGCAGTAAGCTCGCTGTCGCCTTTGATGTCCTCGAGGTCAACCGGGAGCGGCTTGCCGTAGTCGCTCGCGGCTGCGCTCATCATGGCGAGGAAGCGTGCAACGTCTGCGTCCATTGCCTCAACCGGTCCGCTGTAGGTCTCGGGTGTGAGGTCGAGCCCCATGACTTCCGCAGCCTTCGCAATGGCCTTGGTGAGCGCAGTGTAGACCCTTGCCGAGTACGGGCGGTCGGGTCTCGGCACAATGTCTGCCATCTCCTCGCCGATGAGGCTGTCTTGCTCTTCGGCAATGGCTGCGAGGTCTGCGGGCATGCCCTGCGGGGCACCGGATGCAATGACGAGGGGCATGGCTACAATCCTTGAGGGGGTAGGGGAAGGGGTGCCTCGGTAGGCGCTACGGGCTCGGGCTCTACGACCTGAGCGAACGACTCGGGCAGTTGGTAGGTGCGCACGAGCTCGCCGAGCACTTGGGCAGGGTCGGCACCGAGCTGCACGAGGAGAGGCACCAAGCGCTCGAGGGCCTGTTGCTTCGTCAAGTCGCTCATCGGGGTGGTGCCTGCGTCGACTGCCCAGTAGCTGAAGTCGCCGGTGAGGTCGTCGGCCGACAGGATGGTGGGGCCGACCGGGTTGGGCAGCGCAAGGGGCTCGGCATCGTCCCCGAGCACGACCGACAACATGATGTTGTAGGTCTTGGCGATGGACGTGATGACGTGGTCGCGTGTTCTCGCATACCTGCCCACCTCGCTGCTCGTGTAAGCCGAGAGAAGCTGCTGCTCGGTGGCTGTGCTCTTCGTCACCTCGCCCCTCGTGAAGGGTGCGAGCAGGCCTGCCTCGTTGATGTCGTTGCTGACCGTCTGCGCGTAGATGCTGATGTCTGCAGGGATGGGCGCCTGGGGCACCGGCATAATGTTGCCTTCGAGGGGCGCGCCTGGCTGCAAGTCGATTTCGATGAACTCGCCGTCGAGACCCTGCGCTATCTTCGCGGCACCGTCCTCGGAGAGGAACCCTGCCCGCACCATCCACTGCCGAGCCATGCGCCGCACGCCTTGGGCTTGGTAGGTGCGCATCACGTTGAGCTCGCGGAACTGGTCCATGCTGCGACGGATGAGCGAGTAGCCCCGCAGGGGTGTGTCAGGGTCACGCGAGAAGTAGAGCGGAATGATGGGAACGACGGGGCGACCGTTGGCGGTCTTGTAGGGGATGCCCGTTGTCTCGTGCTCTACCTCCGCATCGGGGCGGTCTGCGTCTGCTGCTGCATCGGCATCGAGGGCACCGACCTGCACTTGCACGCCCTCGAAGAGGTGCGCCTTGCCGTCTGCGTAGTCGGGCGACCACACGACGAGCGAGTCACCGAGTAGGTCGTAGACCTCCACGATGCGCACCCACTGCTCTTCCGCTGGGGTCTGCGTAGGGTCTCCCAGCCCGAGAATCTGATCCTTGCCTGCGATGCCAGTGCTCTCAATCCACTTCGAGTACGCGCGAGCTCGCAGCTCTTCGGGTGCCTTGCTGTAGCGCTCCGCAGCCTCGAGCAGTGGCATGAGGTAGACATGTCCGACGTAGCGCTGAGACTCCCAGGAGGTCGCAGTCGCGTCTACGATGACCTCCCAGGGCGAGAGGGCTGCGCAGCTCACTCGCTTGAGCGGGTCTGCCCCCATGGTCGGGGCGAGCTTAACGAAGCCGGCCGGGTAGATGAGCGCCAAGCGGGTGGCGTCTTCGAGCTGCTCGCGGATTGTGAGCAGGTACTGGTTCGCCGTCGCCTCAGCGACTTCTGCGTTGCCGCGCCCCCGGATGTCTGCCTGCACCTCTACGCTCGGGTTCTTGGCGTAGAGGCTCCCGAGGTAGCTCTCAACAACCGCGTAGGCCTTAGGGACTTCGGTGCGAAGGATGCCGTCAAGCGTCGGTGCGGACGTCTCAAAGAAGCGAGTCATGTAGAGCGCGCGCATCTCGCGCAGCTCGTCTCGCCTGCCCTGCCAGTACGTGTCGTGCTGCTGGCAGATTGCCTCGCATTGCTCGGGTGTCAGCATGTAGACCTCAGAAGGGCAAGGTGTGCGACCGGATGCGCCGAGCTCGGCTGCGGCTGATTAGGTCATCAATACGGGTGCGCCCCGATTGTAGCGCGTGAGTGCGCCAAGATGAGGGAATATCGCGCAGGCACCGGTATGCTAACGCCATAGCCATAGCACTGTCATCATGCCCGCCTTTAGGTGCCTCGGGTGCGACCTTGCCCGGTGGGATGGTGAGGCTGCGTAGCTCCATCCACGTCACCCGGTCCATGACCTTCACTATCTGCAGCGACTCGCGCAAGGTGTCGAACGCTTCGAGCTTGCTTTGCAGGGTAGTCACCCATGGCCTGCCCTTCGGGTTGCGCCACTGGTAGCGGTAGCCGCAATGCGTCACCTCGAGAAGGAAGGCGTGTCCGTGGTTGTTCGACTCGGCCAACATGAGTGCATCGTTGTAGCGGCTCGCGACCTGTATGCAGCGATGCGCCCACGCTGCGGGTGTGACTCGGTTGTTGCGCTCGGTGTAGACCGGCTGCATTGTCGAGACCGAGACGACGCACAAGGCCGAGTAGTCACCACCTACGCCTCCCCCGATGTCGACGCCCATCACGTAGCGGTCATGCGGGTGTGGTGCCTCAACCTCTCTTCCGTGCGCCTTGCCGTGTAGCTCGTGCTCGATGACGTGGACGTCTTGCAAAACCTCTTCGCCGTAGTACCCGCCCTCTCGCCCGAGGAAACAATCATCGAGGCAGGCGGGGTACTCACGACGGAACTTGTACGGCCCCAAGGTCGCGAGGTAGCGACGTCGCCAAGCCAACTGCCCGTCTGTGAGCTGGTAGGCCTTGGCAAGCTCGGCCTCGCTCTCCGTCAGCTCGAAGCCCTCGGGCACTGCGTCGCAATACTTCGGTTCTTCGTGCCACCAATGAGTGATGAGGTGCCACCCGTTCTCGGGCGCCCCTGCGATGAGCTGGGAGAACCGGTCACCTGGGTTGTTGGCGGTGCTCTCGGCAATCAGCAGCCCGTCACCTACTGCGCTGAGCGCTTGAGCAAGTAGTTCCTCTTGGTCAGGTGCAAAGGCGAACTCACTCAACAACGCAGCAGCGGGCGAAAAGCTCCGCAGGCCTGTCGAGCTGCGACTGGTGAAGGCTTTGAGGGTTGCCCCGGTGTCTGCGAGGCGCAGCTCTCCCTTCGCTCGGGTGTCGAGCTCGCGGCGAAGGATGCTTGGAGGGTGGTGCATCCATCGGCGATTATCGTCGAGAAGCGCGGTCGCACTCTCTGCCCGTAGTGAGATGAGCGCGAAGAGTGCAGCGGTAGGGGTCTCGGTCCACTGTTGGTGCAGCACCATCTTGCACGCGGTTGTAGCTGCTACCTGTCTCGCCTTAATGACGAGAATGCGCCTATAGCCTCTCTTTACGGCGTTAAAGATCTTGGTCTGCATCGGCAACGGGTCAAAGGGAATCTCCCGCTTAGTGTCTTTGTCCTGCACTCGATGCAGGCGGCAGAAGGTTGCAGGGTCGCTCACTAAGCCTCGCACCTGAGCGTGCAGCGCAGGGGGTACGCCCTTCGGTATGAAGGTCATGGCCTGTCCCCTGCGTCTCGCGGTCCACCTGGCACCGGTTGACGGTAGCGTGCTCTACAGCCCGAGGTGTCTTTTTTGGGTGCGCCGCAGGCGAGACACTCCCCACGACCCTGCTCGGCTCGGATGTGCGCAAGCTGCGCCCATTGTGTGCGTTTCATGTTGTCCTCTCCCTTGCAGTCTACCACTCCCCCACGAGCTTAAGCACGTTCTTGAGCTCTTCGACGTCTGGGGTGTCCGTGGCTGTCGCTGCCCGCACTGCGCTTGCCTCTTTGCTCCACTCCAACACCCGCCAGGCGCTATCGAGCTGCGCCTTGTTTGGTGCCTGCCGCCCCTGCAAGGTGCCCTCGATGCAGGTGATGGCTTCGGGTGCGAGCTTCGCAACCGCTTCAAGAATCTGCTCTGTAGTCATAGGTGCTTTCACGTAGAATCTCCGAGAATGACGTCATAGTGGGCGGGGCAGACCCTGCACTCTTGAGAAACCCCATGGATAGCTCATAGTGCAGGGTGTGGGGGGTTTAGAGTTTTCTCTGGTTTGTTTTTTTCTTGGGTATTTATGGTCGGTCACAAACCGGCAGAAGTACCACACCCTGCACTATACCGAGTATTAGGGCATTTACAAGAGTGCAGGGTTTGCCCGATGCGCTGAGGGCTGTGACACAACTATGACATTGATGGGACTTGTGGGCCAAGTGTCCCAATGGTACAAGTGTCCCACCTGACCCAAGGAGCCCACATGACCCGCACCGACCGCCCCAGCAAAGCCGACCGCGACGGCCTCAACACCCTCGTGCTTCATCGAGACAGCACGGTCACGTTGTGGAGTTGCACCCGTCAGCAGTGGGAGCGGGGCACACCCTCCGACTCCGACCTCTCAGAGTGCAGTCACAGCGACGCTGCCCGCATCGCTCGGCACATCGCATGAGCCCCGCTGAGTACCTCGGGGACGTTGCCGGCCTCGTCATTATTGTGACCCTTCTCTTCCTCGCCATGTCCCTCTGAGGTCCCCATGTCTGACTCACTCCGACACTACTGCACCCCTGGCACTACTGCGACGCAAGGCATGTGCGCCGAGCTCCGCAAGCTTGACGTTTACATTGGCGAGGTCGTCCACGAGATGCGCGACCTAAGCCCTGCAGACCTCTACCTGCGCCTCGAGCGCCTCAACCGGCTTGCCGGCTACACCCTTGCCGAAGTGGCGGACGGAATGACCGCCCTCGAGCAGCTCAACAACAAGGCAGCATCGTGAGTACCGCAACCTTCTTCCGCCCCCGTCTCTCGCTCGAGCTCGAGCACAATATCAAAGCCGCCGCCGCCCTCGCGAAGCTCACCGTGCCCCAGTACTTCGAGCAGATCATTGCCCCGATCGTCCTCTCGGACATGAGAGCGCGCATCGAGCGCCAAGCCCTGCAGCGCATGGCAGGTGAGGGATGACCCGTCGTCGACCCGGCCGTAAGGCCCCTGCCGCCAAAGCAGCGCCCTCGACTGCTGGCGTGTCCGCAGATCTGAGCAAGCTCGAGGATATGGTCAGGACCATCGGCGAGGCTGGCGATGACCGCGACAAGGCGATCAAGTCCCTCGACAAGATGCTTGGGGCCCTGGCTGAGAAGATCGACGCGATCGACGGGTTCCTCTGCTACGAGTACAACCAGGAGCAGGACGAGGGAAACGAGATCGGCAGTCTCACGGAAGTGGACTGGCTGGGGGCAGTCGGATGAGGCCTCGCCTGACTCCCTGGTACGTCTTCGGCATCGGGCTGCAGCGCACCCTTCGAGAACCGTATCTCGACGCAGACGTGCCCCCGTCCATGCCGCCGCGAGACGCCCCGCCGTGCCCCGCGTGGTCTCTGCGTAGGGGTGACTCGTGACCCGCTCACACTGGCTACTCGTCGCCATGGCGCTGACGCTCGCCCGGTGCAGCTACGACTCCGGGCACCGCGCAGGAGTCGAGGCCGGCTACTGGGACTGCGCCGCAGAGCTTGGGGTGGTCGGATGACCCTCAAAGCTGAAGAGCTTGCACAGACCGCAGTGTGGCGAGACCGCTACTATGCGGAGACCGACAAAGAGGTGAGGAAAGGCATTCTCAAGGATGCAGGGGATGAGTTCGGGATTCGTCCGGCGGCGGTTTACAAGCGTTGGTCTGACAATGGGATGCTGCCCGAAGAGACGACCCTTACCACGAGATTTCGCGAGCTTATCGCCCGGAATCCGTACCAAAGCGATCGTGAGATTGCGCGCCGGGAGGGCGTAAAGGCCGATTCTGTCCGGTGGTTTCGTCGCAAGCTCGGCATCTTGCCCGGTTGCGGTCAGCGTCGCGCAGTCATCGAGCAAGAGGTTGCTATCTATGTCGAGAACTGGCCGGACATGAGCCCCGGCGAAGTCTACCGCTCTATCCTCGCAGACGATGAGATGCCGTTTCGGCTCAGCCGGTGGGCGGTGCGAGACGTGTGGCACAATCTGCAACGCCAACGGAGGGCATCGTGAGACCTCGACTCAGCCCCTGGTACGTCTTCGGCATCGGGCTGCAGCGCACCCTTCGAGAACCGTATCTCGACGCAGACGTGCAGCCCTCGGGCGAGTACTGGGCGTGGCGCGTCAACAAGATGGGCGGCGACCTCGTAGAGGTAGGGCTCCGTCCGACTCGCCGAGAGGCTTGCGAAGCCGCTACTGCATTCATGCTCAAAGCAAAGGAACTGCACGATGAACGCACGACACCCTGACGCACGTGTCCGCACGGTATGGCCTGAGCCCCCAGACGGGTGCATGTACGTTGAGCAGTCGCTTGCCGGTGGGGACTACATCTCTACCGGGTACTTCTTCCGGGGCTCCGTCGACGCTCAGGCGAGGGGGCGCTCGGTCAAGAACTGCCGGGGTGTGACCTCGTTGTTCTTTGACCTCGATATGCTCGGCCTCGTGGACGCTGCTCGCCTCGCTCGAGGCAACGCACTGCCCGACAAGGCTGCAGACCGCAAGGCGCACATGTACCAGATGCCCGACGAGCAGCGTCAGGGCTTCTTAGACCTCCTGCTGCAAGACGTTGGAGGACTGCTCGAGACTGCCATGGGCGCACCTCCGACGCTCACTATATGTAGTGGCTGGGGCTATCACTTCCACTACGCTGTAGACGAGGTGATGCGCAGCGAGAAGGCTGCCCTGCAGGCTCTGCACGTTGCCATTGTTGACGAGGTGAACGCACGTGCTGCCGAGCTTGCGCAGGGCTTCCATCCCCCTTTGACGACCTACCACAAGGCATACGACCGGACGCACGATGTAGGCGCCCGACTCGCAAGGGCACCGGGCAGCATGAACACGAAGTGTGCTTGGCGTCTTCAGCCTGTCGAGGTTGTCGCGGCCTCCGATACTGTGCTCACCTCCGACATCGTAGGCCGACTGCAAGCGCAGCACGGCAAGCAAGGACAGCTCACGGAAAACAAGGCGACAGCCCGCCCAAGTCCGGTTCCTGCCCGCAAGCGACCGAGACAGGCGAAGTCTGTAGACTGCGACTTTCGGACGCAGCGACTCGCAGACGGCAGAACGTGGCAACAGTGCGCCGATGCCCTTGCCCCAGGCGAGCGGCTGAAGGTCATCTGCCCGTACGGTGGCACTAGTGTCGGCAGTGGCTTCTTCCATCGCGAGAATGACGGAAGGATGCGCTACTACAGCGCCCCTAACGCCACAAGCTACTGGAACACCTACAAACCTGCGAGCACACCGGGCTTAGCCGAGCTGCGTCGCGAAGCCTCAAAGAAGGACGGCACACCGGGCAGGGTGAAGAACTCGATGACGAACCTGCACACCATGCTCACCCATGACGCAGCCTTCAACCTCTGGTTTGATTCCTTCAGAGAACAGGAGATGGACGGGCACGATGTCATTGACGACGGTGTCTGGATGCGCGTCGTTACGCACATGGAGACCGCTTACGATTGGCACTGGCGTATTGGTCGCGAGATGCTGTTCTCTGCTGTCGAGTACGTCTGCCGCAAGTTCACCCGCAATCCTGTGCAGGACTACGTCAAGGCGCTCAAGTGGGACGGGTGCCCGAGGATTGACCGATGGCTGCTGGAGGTCTGCAATGTCGAGGACCTGCCCATTCACCGCACATATTCGCGGAAGTGGTGCGTCGGTCTAATGGCTCGGCTCTTCTCGCCTGGCTGTCAGCTTCACACCTGCATGTTGCTGACCGGTCCCCAAGGCTGGGGAAAGAGCACAGTGTGGCGAGAGTGGGCGAACTGGCCAGGGCAGGACGGCCTCTACAGTGACACCCGCTTCAATATCAAGGACAAAGACAGCTACATGCAGCTCTACTCGGCTCTCATCTACGAAGACGCCGAGATGGCGGGCAGCAGCAACGCAGACCAAGAGACACGCAAGGCATTCATCACCTCTGCCATCGACCGATTCCGGCCTCCCTTCGGGCGCAAGCTGCGGACATACCGCAGGCACACCGTCATCACGATGACCTCAAATGAGCAAGATGTGCTCAGAGATCGAACGGGCAGCCGTAGGTACTGGGTCATCCCCTGCCGGGGTGAGACTGCCGGCCTCGACTGGCTGCGCAAGTACCGTGACCAGCTTCTTGCCGAGTCGTATGTTGCGTACGACCAGGGAGAAGAGTGGTGGCTCAACAAAGAAGAGACACGAGAGAACCGACGCGCAAACGGAGTCTTCCAGTACCTCGACTGGTTCTCCCAGTGCGCAGCGAAGGCGCACGACGCAAACAAGGGAGGCAGGCGCAACCGGTTCACCGTTGCCGAGTTTGCCGGTGCCGTAGACCCCAACCTCAGCACGCAGCGCTTCGGGCTGTCGCTGAGCTCGGCACTGCACGGCGCAGGGTTCCTGCGGTATCGCTCGGCTGGGGTCACGTATTATTTCAAGGACTGCCCGGCAGAGGGCAGCGACACTGGCATTATTGCAATCAAGAAGCTCACCCGTAGCGACTTTGAACTCACCACAAGCACATGAGAGGACACCATGTTTGAACTGTATAGCTTTACCGACGACAGAAAAGACCTATTCACCGCCCTTATCAAGGCTCAAGCGTCTATGGGCGCAGCCGTCAAGGACAGCAAGAACCCGCACTTTCGCAGCAGCTTCGCGTCTTTGTCTGCCGTCATCGGCGCAGTCATTCCCGTACTTAATGAGAACGGTGTAGGCGTTCTGCAGCTGCCTCACCTCGATGAGTCCCTCGTGCAGCTTACGACCGTGCTCATCCACAGCAGCGGGCAGATGCTCAGCTCTACGGTCGCAACTCCGATGGGCAAGAAGGCAGACGCGCAGGCAGTGGGCTCGGCTATCACCTACCTCCGGCGCTACTCCCTGCAGTCCATCGTAGGCCTTCCTGTCGAGGACGATGACGGCAACGCAGCAAGCTCGCGAACGGTGCAACGCAGGCCTGCTCGGCGCACGGTGCCCGCTACTCAGGACTGGGCGTCGCTCATCCTTGCCGAGCTCGAGGGGGCAGGACTGACCGTTGCAAATTTCAATACGTGGGCGAAGTCGAGCAAGCGCGGGACGCTTGGCTCTATGAGTCCCTCGCAGCTCAAGAACTGCCATGCGTGGCTGGATAGCGCCAACGGCCTCGCAATCATCAAGGCCACCATCACCGAGCAAGTCTAAACCACACCGAGCACATGAGAGGACACCATGCAGCTATTCGACAACAACGACGACACTACTGCCCGCATCATTGACTTCTTCGAGACGACCCCAGGGGAACACCGAATGGGCAGGGTCACGAAGCATCTTGGCATTGAGGGATGTTCGGGTATGGCCTACGAAAAGATGCGCGACAAGCTCACAGTAATGGTTGTTACTGGCACCTTGTCCCGAGTGCAGCGCAAAGAGGGCGGGCACTACTACTACTCTTTGGTCGAGAGGCCTGCCCCTGCCTCGGGTAGCGTGGTGACGGCTTGGGCCTCTCAGGTCGATGACCTCAAGCGCGAGGTCGCAGGAATCTTGTTGATGCTCGACGAGGACATAAAAGCGCGCGACGAGGCTGCACGCCGAGTCGCGGAGAAGGTAGGCCGGTTGAAGGTCGCTTCTGAGCTCATCCGAGTCTTTGATTCTACATGGGCTATGCCTCGCGCTCTCGTGGGTCGCGTCTGATGCCGTCGCTCTTCATCGGCATCGATCCGGGTCCGACTACGTGCGGCCTCGTGGTCTATGCCGTTGCGGAGGGGGCACCCTTGGGCGAGGTCGTACTCTCCGAAGGCAAGGCCGACTCTGCCCGAGTTCGAGAAGTCATCGCCGAGCTCGCAGCTGACTGCCCGACCGTAGTCATCGAGCACACCCACCCAGGCCCGCCGAGCTGGTCAGTCATCCACACTACGGTCATGCTCGGGCGCTACTGGGAGTACGCGCACGGCCTCGGGCTGCAGGTGTGCCCAGTACACCGCAGGACAGTCAAGGCGACCTGGGGACGCTCAGACAGTGCCATACGTCGCAGCCTCATCGAGCTGCACGGCATTGACCCTGACACCCACCACTACAGACAGGCAGGCCCCCTACGGGGTGTGTCGTCGCACGCATGGCAAGCACTCGCTGCCGTGCTCACCCACCACAAAGAGAGGACAACATGAGGACACTACCTACACCCGAAGAGTGCGCGACCTGGACAGACGAGGACTACTTCGCCTACGACGCAGTCAACGCAAGCGCACTCAAAGAGCTGGTCAAGAGCCCCAAGCTCTACCAGCACAGCCTGAGCGTAAAGAAGCCCCCTACCATCAACATGGTACTCGGCTCGGCTATCCATTGCCTGACGTTCGAGGCTTCGGAGTTCGAGCTTCGGTACGCCATCTGGGAAGGAGGAAGCCGGCGCACGAAGGCCTACAAAGAGTGGGCTTCCGGCGTTGCTGCCGAAGGTCGGGCTATCCTGACAGAGTCCGAGCACATGAACGCCCTCGAGGTCGCTCGTGCCGCGACACGTCACCCGCTGCTGCTCGAGCTACTCGGGCACCCTGGCACCCACGTCGAGCGTGTGATTGTCTGGGATGGCCTCTTCGGTGTCTGCAAGGCAAAGCTCGACCTGTTGCACTACTCCGAAGAGCACGGACTGATTGTGGCCGACCTGAAGACGACAGGCAGCGCACTCGATGAGCACAGCCTTACGCACTCAATGGGGCGCTATCTCGTTCACCTGCAGCTCTACCACTACTGGCAAGCAGCTTGCGCCCTGTTCGGCCTACCGGTCAACGAGACCTATGACGCTCGCCTCATCGCACTCTATGCCGAGACCTCTGCCCCGCACGATACCGTCGCCTGCGAGCTCGGACCCGAAACGCTTGAGCAAGTCAAGTCGCTGTACTTTGACCTTGCCGAGACCTTCCACGAGTGCCAACGCCTGAACAGCTGGCCCGGCTACCAACGCGAACGACTCGTCGAGGTTCCTGCCTACTACACCCAACAAAAGTAAGGGGACACCATGCCCGCATACATCACAATCACCGCCCGACTTGCCCGAGACCCTGAGCTGCGCGAGACGCCACACGGGAAGAGCTTGTGCAAGCTCTCGCTGCCCAACGACTCAGGCTGGGGAGACAACAAGCAAACCACCTGGTGGGGCTGCACCATCTGGGGCAAGCGGGGCGAGACCGCTGCGAAGTACTTGACGAAGGGCTCTTGGGTGACTGTCACCGGTGTGCCCAGCCTGCGCAAGTACCACAAGAAGGACGGCACTGAAGGCAGCAGTCTCGAAGTGGAAGTCAACGACTGGGGGTTCTGCGGTCCTAAGCCCGAGGCACAGCAGCCGAGCTCTAATCGCGGAGGCTTCGGGAACGGCTACAACGCAGACGCACCTTCGCCCGACCTGCCGTTCTGATGGCCGGGCAGCTTTGCCCTGAGTGACAACACCAGAAGCAGGCAGTGCAGTGCCAGAAGCTGCGTTGCCTGCAGCCTACGCCTTGCTCGCAAGGTCTCGGATGAGCTGCCCGAGGGTTTCGGTGAGCTGTCGGAGGTCACGCTGGGTGTCACGCAAGGCCTCGTGCTGCAGCTCGAGTCGAGTGACTCGCGTCTGCATGTCATGGAGGGTCGCTGAGTCTGCCGCCACAGCAGTCTCACGTGGTGAGAGTAGCTTATCTTTGACCGTCAAGGCAAGAATAGCGCTCAGAAGACCCGCGATACCGCCACCACCGACGCCCCACATGTCCGTAGCTACCTGGACGTGGGGCGCTGCGGCCTCTTGCGCCCATGCGCCAGCGGCAAGCAACATGAGCAACATCAGACGTCTACCTGCTCAAGCGCGTCACGAATGCCTGCGAGCACTTCGGCGCGACCTGCAATGATTGGCTGCACCATCCACGCAATTGCAAGGTCGCTCACCCTCTCCCACATTGCGCCCTTCGGCTCAATAGCTGCGTCGAGCGCATCGGTGAGCTCGCGAGCGGACCCCATTACCAGGGCTCGCCCCAACTCTCGCAGGACTCGTGTCTTGATGGGCATCGGTGTCTCCGTCTCATGTGTCGAGTTGCCAGTGTGGGCCGTCCTTGAACGACTTCCAGTCTCCGCCCCATAGTAGCCGGTGCGAAGGGCTGACTCTCCCCTCTGTCTGTAGCCGTTTCCACGTTGCCTTGAGGTGCGCCGCAAGCGGGTGGTAATGGTCCCAGTCCCAAGAGACGCCGCCCACGTAGGGCGCTGCATCGACGGCCATGCTTGGCACTTCGTTATGGCGGCTTAGCGGCCACCCGAGCTGGCTCTTGCCTTCGGCCTTCATCTGGTTCTGCCGTTCGCGCCCCCGGAACCCTTCGAGGATGCTGATGTCGGAAGGGCAGGCAGGGTCGGCGAGTGCCTCGGTGAAAAGCAGCACCAAGTCAGGGTGACAGGTCGACAAGCGCTGTTTGCTTCGGCTGGAGTAGTGGTAGCTCATTCGAGCGCCTGCTTGAGTCGCTGCGCGAGCTCGGTATTGGTCAAGCCGTCGAGCACCTCGACATTCCGCTGAGTTCCGACCCGCAGGAGGACTACACGATTGTCGCCGAGCGGGACGCGCTTAGCTGTCTCGCCGCTTCGCTCCGCTGCGTCCAGGTCCCACTCAATCACGAGGCGGCCCGAGTCGTCAGTGCCGACTTGCTTTTCATCGATGTCAATCATGGGGTCGCCTCGAACCGGAGGATGCGGATTGCTTTGATTGTGCATTTCAGCTTTTGAACTACCGCAAACACGAGCCGCATATTGCTTGTGTACTGCGTGGTAGACGTGTCTCTCGACAATCCCCAGCTGCCGCACTGTAGGTAATTGCCCGACAAGTCGAAGAAATCCTTCGCAGGGAGAGCGGTTCCAACTCCGTCGTAGACGTTGGCCGACATTCTGTCACCGTCGGTCAAGACAAAGTCCATGCGCCTTTGAGCGGGAGGCAGGCTCGGAAGTGCCGCAATGGCGGTGTTTGACCCGTTGGTGCGGATACTTCTTTGCTCGGTAGCGGAGCCAGTTCTTGCTTGGAAAAACAGGCTCCTGTACTTGCCACTCGTGTACGACGTTGTGTTGTTCAGACCGCAGATGAAACCGGAGAAGTCATCGGCTTGAATGTCGTAGTCGTCAATGACAACCTGCACGCATAGGGGGTTTTCGCAAAGCCACTCATAGCTGAGGTCGGGGATTTCCTCAGACAAAAGAAACGCGAGACCGACTACGCCACCGGTCGAGTTCACTCCCTCGACTTGGAGCCCCGAACCGTTCACCAACTCCATTGTGCCGTTGTTGCTGCCCGACTTGAGGTTGACCGTAAGGCTCCACGAGGCCGTAGCGTCGGTGAGGACGTAGTTTGTGCCGCTGCCAGCGGTGTAAGGCCCCTGACTGACACCATTCTCAAGGTCAAAGTCTTTGTAGACTTGCCACGAGCGCCCGGTGTCAGGAGGGCAGGGAGGGCAAGGACCGCCCGAAGTTGGGCCGCCTGATGCGCCGGTACTTGGGTCAAAGCATGGGACGAGAGACATAGGTTACTCCGTCCAAGTGACAGTAGACTGAGTCAGAACGGGCACAGTGCTTGCGTTGTCGACCTTGGCAAACACGTAGAGCGTACCGTTGCCCGGTCCGGCGAGCGGCTGGAAGAGAGGCAGGCGGACTGCGAAGGCCGCAGCCTGCACCGTGGCTGTCGTCACACCGGCGACAAGCGTTGCCTCGGTGTCGGGCACGAGCACTTCGTCACCTGCTGCATCTGCGCAGATACGCACCGTCACCTTCGTCGCGCTGGGTGCGCCTGGGCTCGTGAGCTTGAGATGCAAGCCTTCCACAAGGCCCCGGTAGTTGCGCTTCTGTCGTTGAAAGCTGGGGAGGTTGGCCTGCAGGTCATGCGCATGCACGGCAGCAGTAGCGAACGATGTGCCGAGCGATTGACTGCCAGTGACAAGGCTGTCATGCAAGAAGTGGGTAATCCGAGTGGGCATAGTGGTCTCTCCGCATGCGTGGACGACAACGAAGGCAGTGTATCACTGCCCGGTGAGTATCTGTTGAATCTGTAGCGCCTGCTGTCTGCGGGCATCTTCGGGGTCTGCTACCGGTGCCTGCTCGAGCAGTGCGGCCGCTGCAGCCTGCCCGCCTGTTGCCGGTAGTGTGGACCCTCCGTAGACGGTGATGGGCTTGCCGTCCTCTCTCGGCACGAGCTCGACTGCCGAAGTGCCTGCAACGAGTGCTTTGTTGATGACCTCGGGTGTGAGGGTGCGCATCAAGGCAAGCGCATCGGCACCCTCTTCGCTCGGCTCGATGACCTTGTAGAGCGGTAGTCCTCGCTCATCCCTGCCCCAGAGTAGGTGAGGCATCCCCTTGGGTGCCTTTGTCCAATACTCGGGAAGGTCAGGGTGTGCGAGCTGCTCAGGGGGCGGGACAGTCTGCGGCTTGAGCACTCGCTCAAACCAGTCCCAAGCGCCCGACTCGCGGCCTGCGTCGAGGTGGTGAGCGTAGAGCGCTGCTGCCCAAAACATCTGCTCATCACTGACCGGTGCAGCGCCTTCGATTCCCTGCGTCTGGTAGCCGTCACCCTGCGCGAAGCTCTCGGCTGCAGCAAAGACACCGGGCAGCAGTTCGTCTGCGAGGGTGCGGGTCAGTGTAGTTGTGCCCTCCACGACCTGGTCAACCATCGCCCCAGCCTGCTCGCTCGCACTGGCTGCTTGTTTGAGGTCTTGCAGCAGAAGGTCACCCTGCCGAGCCATGCCAAGCGCTACCTCGGGCGCAGCAAAGAGGGGAAGCTCAGGACCAAAGAAGACCCCATCGCCTGCAGTCACCAGCCCGAGAGACTTGAGCGCCTTGTCTCCGTGCAAGTTGTGCGGGTCCTGCGCTCGCGCCTGCTGCATCTTCGCCTTGAGCAGTACGCGCGCCTTGCTTGGGTTGCTCATTATAGCCTTGAGCAGCTCGGTGTAGAGCTTCGTGTTGCCGGCTGCGGTCGCTACGAACTGCCCAATGCCGTCACGGATGACACCGGGCACCTCGCTGTAGTCGAACATGGTGCGACGCGCTGTCTCCGCTGCCTGCCTCGGTGCCTGCCCCTTGATGAGCGATGCCTCAAAAGCGGCTTGCCTCATGCTCATCTCGAAGGCTTCGGCCGTGCGGGTGTAGAACGACTTGTCCAACGGGTTGAGAGCGCGCTTTGCCGCCCCTTCGAGCGGTCCCTCTGCTGCTCGCCTGGCATCCCTCAGCAGGTCATCGGCAAGGCTTCCTACCCGCTCACTGCTCACAGTCGAGTACCCGAGGCCGGTCTGCTCGGCGAGGTCTTGCAGCTGCTTGCCGGTGTAGTAGACACCGTCGTCGGTAGTAAGTCCGCCCCCGAAGACTCTCCTGCGAATGATGCGCTCAAGCACATCGCCCGACTCTTTTAGCCCTACAGTCAATAGGGGAGTCAAAGCCTGCCTAAAGAGGGCATAAGGAAAGCCTACGACATTGGGCAGAATGTAGCCATACTTGGCATTCTGGACCATGTTGCGGCGGCCTGTCGTAAAGACGAACTCACCGGCTGTCTTGATGACACCTTGCACCGAAGCTCGCGCCCTCGGGCTAATGCCTTCGATTAGCTCGGCGAACTCTTCGCCGTTCTCCGCAAGAACCTTCTCGGCATGGGACTGCATTACGTCGTAGACTCGAGGCCGAGTACCGCTACCTGTGCGCAGTCTGGGCACCTCTACACTCTTCGCCTCGGTCAATGCTGCGACGTATCGATCAAAGCCGGTCGGCACTTCGCCTGCCTGCGCTGTCACCTTCTCGACTGCGCTACCGAGCTGCTCGGTGTACCGCCCTCGGGCTGCGAGTCCCTTTTTTGTGCCTTCGTCGATTGCGACCTTCAGTAGCGCCTTCTGATAGTCGGGTGCCATCCAAGAGGTAAGCCTCGAGGAGCCCCGCGCGCCTGCGAGGCCGGGCACGTTGGCCTTCATCAAAGCCTGGTCGACTGCCCGCACCGTGGCTACCGTCGGCATCTCGGTCGCTATCTCGTTGATAAGTCCGCGCCTCGAGGCCGTAGTGAAGAGCTGCAGCGCTTTGTCTTCGTCGCCGTACATCGCACCCATGACCTTGACCCATGCTTGCTTGGCATCGATAGGCGAAGGGGACCGGGCAAGCTCTTCGCGGAAGATGGCGCTGGCTGCATCGTCGGCACTGCCGAGCTCTCGCGACTTGGCTGTCATGCGCTGCCCGATGCGTGCATGCTCCGTCTGCGCTGCTGCTCGGATGTCTGCGCGAGCTCGTGCGACTGCAGCGGTCTCTTCCTCGAGGTAGCGACTGCCACCGAGCACGGCCTTCGCTCGCCTTGCTGCGGGTGTCTGCAATGCTTTTGACTTGAGCAGCAGGTCTATGCCTCGGGTCTGCCCGGTGATGTAGGTCTGCGCTGCTGTGAGGTCTCGGGCGAGTCGAGCGACTTGCGGTGCTCGGTTGATGGCATGCGCGTCTTCAAGGAGGGTTGCCGCCTCGCTTCGCAAGCTGGCAGGGACGTCTTGCCAGCGCTCGAACTTGCTCAGCTCTGCGCCGATGGCATCGGGCAGGCGGTCTACTACGTCCCGAGGCGAGCCCCGGTAGGTCTCTCGACGGAATGCACCGAGGCTACGACGTAGGGCGGCCTCATGTGCTCGGGGAACGCCTACGTTCGTAGTCACCATAACGACGTCATCGGGCACGTTTAGCCGGAAACGGCGCGCGAAGTATTCGGCATTCTCGCCAAGTATCGGGGTGACGTCTGCAATGACCTGCTCGACGGTGGCACCGGACCGGACAGCCTGCATAGCTCGGGCTGCAGTCGCTTCGTCAAGCGCTCCAGACTTGAGCACGTTCTCGGCTACCTTCCGCACTACGCGCGCATCGGATGCCCTGCCCGGTGTGATGGCTGCGGCGAGGTCTGCGATAGGGTTGGCGAGCTCAAGCGCTGCGGCTTGTGCGGCCTTCGCCGGCCTGCCCCATCCTGTCATGCCGCCCTTCTCGAGTGCTTCCGCTGAGCGGATAGCTAAGCGAGCGGCTTGGCTTGCAGCCTTTGTCTGCGTCGCTGCTTTGACGGCCTTCGTGGCACCTCGGGCAGCAGTGCCCGGTCCGGCTGGTATGAAGAGCTCGCTGAGACTGCCTGCCCAGTACGCAGCGTCGGGGTCGCCCCAAACCGAGGCATACCAGTCGCGCACCGCAGGAGCGTCAAGGAACTCGTCGCCCATAGTGCGACCGGCTGCGACGTTCTGCGCGATGCGCGCCCCCTCCGCTTCCTTCCATCCTGCGAAGTCTTCAAGCGGGTTGGGCACTTCCATCACCGAGACCGTGCGCCTGCCCTCGGGGTCAAAGGTCGTCACCTTCCTCGTCTGCGACTGCGTTGCGACGCCCGGAGTAGGAAAGGCGAGCTGCGGCACAGACTGCAGCAGGTTGGTGAGGCTCTGCTCGGCCTCAGGAGACACCAGGCCGGCAAGCTCTCGACCGACCTTGCTCGGTAGCTGCAGGGGGTAGACGACGTCGGGAATACCGAGGGTGCGGCGGCCCTGCGCAATGGCAAGCCCGAGGTCATCGGGGTCTACGGGCACACCGTCTGCGTCGACTTCGTAGCCCAGGCCCCGAAAGTATCCCTCTGCTGCGAGGGCAGACACCCATCCAAGCGTAGAGCGCATCGCTGCAGCGAGCTCGGTCTCTACTACTCCGGCGCTCTCGCCTGCCTCGGTGAGGATGCCCGAGAGTAGCGGCCCTGCAGTCTCGAGGACTCCGACGTCTTCACCTGCTGCGATGCGCCGGTCTATGTCTGCCTGCCTCGCTCGGATTCTCTCACCCATCTGCCGCGCAGACTCCGCACCTAAGATCGGTTGCAGCGCAAAGACTTCCGCTGCCTCTTGCGAGGCCGTAGGGCGGCTTTCCTCGCCTGTCGGAGAGACATACACCCTCTCGGTCACGTACTCGCCCGAGGGCAGCACGGCGGGTATCTGGCGCGTCTGTATGCGGGTAGGACGGAAAGGCGCGAAGCCTTCGGGGGCTACGTCCTGCGGTTCTTCCCTCCCCGGCTGCAGCACTCGAGTTGCCTGCCTTGCTGCTGCCCGTCTCTCCTGCTCAAGGATGCGCGCCTCTTCGTTGAAAACCTCACCGGTCGGCACCATCTCTTGGCGGGGCTTAATGCGCTCGGCTGTCGCAGCCTGTGCCGCTTCCTCTCGCGCTGCTGCGAGGTCTCGCGGGATGTCGGGGGCAGGAAGCTCGAGCTCAGCGATAGGCTCGGGTGCAAGCCTCCGCGCTTCTTGGCGTCGGGCAAGCTCCCTGCGTGCAAGCTCCCTGCGTGCAAGCTCCCTGCGTGCTTCGTCGGCTGGGGTCATCGCAGGTAAGCCTCAAGCTCTTCGTCAGACATTCTGCGGTAATCAAAAGCCGGTGGCGATGGGGGCTCGGCTTCGCCTGCAGGCGCTGCGGAGTCGTCGGGAGTATACGCGGCAAGCGCTGCAGCCGAGTCGACCGGTGCGGGTGCGGGTGCGGGTGCGGCTGGGGCATCGGGGGAGGCTGCCTGTACGGGTCGGAGCGGGGCACCGCCTGCAAGCACTTGCTCGATACTGCGAGCAGCTCGTGAGCCTCTCGGCACGTTGTAGGGCTCGCGTCCTTCCTGCATGACCTGGTATCCATCTGCCGTCTCTCGGTAGACGAAGCGAGGGTCGGTGGGGTCTACTTCCACATCGAGGTCTACTGACCTGCGAGGGGGCGCAGATAAAGGCGCTACGGCTTCGCGCTCTGCTGCGAGAGACGCAGCGATGCGAGACCCAAGGATGTCGCGGTCGGTTGTGGTGTCTCGCTGTAGGCGCTGCATGAAGAGCGCTTGCTGGTCAAGCTCTCCCTCGAGGTCTGCGGTAATGGCTGCGTCATCGGCAACGGCCTGCTCTTCGGCCTTGGCTTCTCGCTGCTTTGCTGCCCGTTGTAGCTCTCGCTCGCTGGGGCTTTCGAGTCCTTGGGTGTCGTACTCTTTCGTAGCAAGAGCGAAGGCAAGCGCCCCCTGCAGCTCTTCACCCTTGAGCACCTTGCCCAGTTGCTTCTCGAGCTTCGTGATGTCGTAGGGCTTGCCCGTTGCGTCGAGCTGTCGCACGAGGTCTGCTGCCATGCGCTGCTCTCGCGACACTGCCTCAAGCGCAACATCGCCGGAGATGACAGACTGCACAATGTCATCGGCTGCTACCATTGCGCCGTAGTATGGGCTCTTTTGGTACTGCAGGTATCTGCCCCCGTTGCGGTCGGGGTCATACCCTCGGGCGATGAGCTCGCGCTTGAACCGCTCGCGGGTAGGGTCGGTGTACTGCGCACCCGGTGCTTCGGTGCGTAGCTGCTCAAGCTCGGCTACTCGTGCGCGACTCGCAAGCACTTCGCCTTCGAAGTTGACCCTCTGGTCGTTACGGTATGCCTGCTTTGCTGCGGCTTCGTCGTAGAGCGCCTTGGCATACTTGAAGTCCGCTTCGCTTGCGAAGTCCTCGACTGCGAGGGCTCCGTCTTGCATCGCTGCAAGGGCTGACTCGAAGGCTTCGGCCTCGGTCGAAAAGCTCACACCCTCGGGCGCTGCGGTCTGCTGTCGACGCTCTACGATGGCTTGCCCGTCGTACCCTCCGCGAATGCCTGCAGGGCCGGCGAAGAATGCCGCTTCAAGCTGCTGCTGCGTCGCTCGCTCGACGGCCTGCTCTTCGGGGCTGGCTGCTCGTGCTGCTCCGCTTGGGGCTCGGCCTTTGGCTACTCGCTGTAGCTGCCCTCGCACCTGATCGATGCCGCCGGCCTCAAGGCCACCCTGCACAAGCAAGTTGAGAAGCTCGCGGCCTTGCTCGGGTGTGGTGTCGGCAGTGATGGCACCGAGGGCAGTGTTGCGAGCGTCGATAGGCTTGCCCGCAGCGAGCTCGCGCTTGACTTGGTCGCTGACTGCCTTGGGTAGCCGTAGGCCTGCTGCCCTGCCCGCTGCGCCTGACGCTACCCTGCGCCGTGCTGCGTCCTCGCCTGCGTACTGCTGCTGCAAGAGTGCCTGGGCGCTGCCCAGGTCCTGCGGCCTCACTCGGAAGACATCGTTGAGGTTGGTGAGGTTCTGATACTCGGAAGCAATCAAACTGTCGAGGTAGTTGACTCGGTCCTGCTCTACCTGGATGTCTCGGGCGATGTCTTGGTATCGCTGGTAGCTCGACACTGTGCGCGCGTAGCTCTCGATGTACTGCGGCCTGCGGCCTGCGAAGCTCGTGGTAGCCATCAACTCACCTGCGGACTGGGGGGACAAGACCGCCGAACTCGA